GAATCTTGGCCCGTGTTAAGTGTTCCATACCTTTGTCGTATGGATGAGTTTGGTGTTGAGTATCGCCCAGGTTATCCAGCGTCTGATTTTTGGATTAATGAAAAACTTAGGGTCATTCACGGAGATAGAGTTAAATCATCAGGGTCAACTGCTCACGTATATCTCAACCAAGAGAAGACCTCTGTCATCTACGGACATATTCACAGATGTGAAACGGCGTTTAAAACACGAGAAGATTTTGACGGTCCTCGTACAATAATGGCAGCCTCTCCTGGTTGTCTTGCTCGTATTGACGGAGCAGTACCTTCTACTAGAGGAGGTGTTGACCTTGATGGACGACCACTTGTTAGATATGAAAACTGGCAACAAGGACTAGCAGTGGTTACTTATGAACAAAGTGGAGACCATAAATTTTCATATGAACTAATGCCTATATACAATGGTTGGGCTATTTATCATGGTAAAGAATTTATCGTTAAGTAACCATGACTACTATCATTGGTATTCAAGGAGACGGGTTTGCCGTAATTTGTTCTGACTCTCGCGTATCTACATTTGGTGACAACTTTTCACAAATTGGAACTTTACGAGAAGGGTCTAGTAAAGTTTTTCAAAACGGTAAGTATTTGATTGGCGCTGCTGGGGACGTGCGTGCTATTAACATACTTCAACATGTCTTTCAACCACCTGCTCCCTTAGTAAAAGCCAACAAAAAATCGTTAGACCAATTTTTTACGGCTAAGTTTATTCCAGCATTGCGCGAATGTTTTGAAGCCCAAGGATACGCCGTTCCTGAAAGAGAAGATAAAGAACACATTGCAGAACAAGGTTCTTCAGTAATAGTTGCCGTTAACAGCAATATATACGTTGTAGAAAGTGACTATTCATGGTCTTCTGAAGCAACTGGGTTATACGCTTTGGGTTCAGGTTCGTCATATGCTCTAGGAGCATTGCAAGTATTAGTTCGTAACAAAAAAGTAAATAGCCAAGTAGCAAAGAACTATGCTCTTCGCGCTTTGGCTATTGCTTCCAAATACGACCCCAACACAGGGTCGCCTTATCATTCATTTGTACAAGGCGAAAAAGTAAGCGTTAAACGACGCAAAAAGGTATAATTAAAACACAACCCTATCAAGGAGATTAAATATGGCTAAGAAAGTTAATGTATCTGAACTCAAAGACGTGGCAACTAAAGGTGGGGCAATTGGTGTCGTTTCGTACCTAATGTCTACATGGGAAGTTGACCCTGCTCTTAACATCGTAGTTTTACCTGCTATTCTGTATGTGCTTAACGTACTTAGCACTAAAATTGGAGACCCTCAAATTGCTAACTTTTTTGCCAAACAAAGTAAAGTTGTTGAGGCTGCAGTTAAAGAAACAGTTGCACGACCAACTGGAGTTGCTAAAATCTCTGCAGTTAAAAAAGGCGATGCAAAGAACAAAAAGAAGTAAGTCACTAAATGGCAATTGATTTTTGGTCCCCGTCTTACAGGGCTGCGTCTAGCGACTTAACCGTTGCTATTAGCCCTCTAGGCTTAGTTGAACTTGCAGACGAAGAGTTTGAAGTTCATGGTCCACGCCTAAACAGGTATTCATCTGCTTGGGCGTGGTACTTGGGACACCATTGGTCGTATCGCCGTGAAATGGGAGAATCCCAATTTTATTTAAACTACGTCCGAACTATGTCGGATTACATTACAAACTTTTGTTTTGGTAAAGGCGTTCAATTTAAAGTTCCTGAACAAAACAATGCAATCATCCCTCATTTACTAGATGATGTATGGAGTTCTCACAATAACAAACATAAAGTTTTGTGGGAAATGGGGCAATTGGCTGGGGTTACTGGTGATTGTTTTACCAAAGTAGCGTACGAAGAACCTTTTGTAGATGGTGCTGGTATTCCACACGAAGGTCGTATTAGGGTTATCCCACTTAACCCAGCGCATTGTTTTCCTGAGTATCACCCACATGACCGTGACCGTATCATTAGGTTTAAACTAAAATATCGTTTTTGGGGAACTTCTGCTGAAGGTACTCGCCAAGTTTATACGTTTACAGAAATCCTTACTGATGACAACATTCAACAATTTATTAATGATGAATTGATTGATGAATACCAAAACGCTATCGGAAGCGTTCCTATTGTTCATATTACTAACGTAAGTATCTCTTCGTCACCTTGGGGTCAATCAGATATTTGGGATATTATTCCTTTAAATCGTGAGTTAAATGAAAAGATGGCTGAAGTTTCAGACATTATCAACTATCATGCCGCACCTGTAACAATCATTACTGGAGCAAAGGCAAGCCAACTTGAGAGAGGACCAAAGAAAGTTTGGGCTGGATTACCAAAAGATGCTTCTGTGTTTAACCTTGAATCTCGCGGCGAAATGGCTGGTGCTATTGAATACATAAACATCATTAAACGAACGATGCATGAAATTACAGGCATTCCAGAGGCAGCATTAGGACAATTTCAACCAGTATCTAACACTTCTGGTGTTGCTCTGGCGATTCAGTATCAGCCTTTGATGAACCGTTATCAAATGAAAAAGATTCATTTTTCAAAAGGTCTTGAACGAATCAACGAACTTATTATTCGTACTGCTGCTATGTTCCGACCAGAGATGTTAGTTTATAACCAGTTAAAGTCAGCAAAACCAGAACGAGATAATCTTCTTGAATTAGACCCTGCTGACCCTATTACGTACAAAACAACATGCCATTGGCCTGACCCATTGCCTGTAGATGTACTTATTAAACTTAACGAAGTGCAAGCAAAAATGGCATTGGGTTTGGAATCAAAACGCGGTGCTTTGCGTACATTGGGTGAAGAGTTCCCGAACGAAAAGATGGAAGAAATCTTTGAAGAACTTATGGATGACGCTATTGACCAAGGTGCTTTAACCATGCTTACTTCTCAAATACAATCCGCAATTATGTTGGCAACAGGTATGTTGCCTAATAATGAAGGTCCTGTTCCTGCGTCGGCTGGGGGGTCTGACGTATCAACAGCAGGAAATTCTCAAGGTTCTATGCCTGGAACGGCTGTAAACCCTGTAGAATCAGACCTGATGAATCAATTGGTTAGCAAGGCTTATGGTGCTAGGTTCGCCCAGCGCCGTAATCCAGACGAAGATTAAACTGTTTATTACCTAAGTCAATATAAGCCCAACTAGAAAGATAAATAACTATGGCAAAGCAAACAGACGACGCTGTTACTATCCTTGCAGAAGCAACAGCAACAATGATGGATGAGTCAGCAAAAGTTACGGGTCAATCTAATAAGACCTTTACTCAAGATGACGTTGAAAGCATTCGCAAACAAGAAAAAGACAAGATGTACAAGCGTCTTGAAGAAGCCGATTTGCGAGCAAAGACAATGGAAGAGCAGTTAAAGGTCATTACTGGAGAGCGAGAAGCGGCTATTAAGAAGGCTGAAGAAACGGCTCTCAAAGAAGCAGACATTCGTAAACAACGCGAATTTGAAGAGTTGAGCGCAAAAGAACTCCTCCTAAAGCAAGAGACAGAGTTTACAAAGAAAATCAACGATGTTGAGAATGAGTGGAAAGGTCGTCTAGAAGAGATTGAGCGTGACCGTCAAGCACAGGCAGCCCTTTTGGATAAAGAACGACGCCACCAGGAACTCCAAACTTACATCTCTCGCCGCATGCAGGAGGAGCAGGAGAACATCATTCCACAACTCCTTCCTCTGATAACTGGTTATTCTGAGGAAGAGATTGAGTTGCAGATTAACAAGTACAAAGATGCAAGTTCTGCTATTCTTGAAAATGTCCAAAGAGTGCAGTCTGAGTCTCAGACTCGCTTTAAGGCAGTAGGTGTAACAGCACCTCCTGTTGGACCAATGGAAACTCAAATGGAACAACAAACGATTACTGCGGAAGATATCCGCAATATGTCAATGGAACAGTATCAAAAAATGCGTGAGAAGATATTAAATGCACGTTCTTCAAAGGGTCGTTTTTAATAAACTCTTTAAAGAACATTTAATTACCCACAACAACTAACAAAGGAATATTTTTCTATGGCATATCCAGGTCCAGCAGGTGGAGCGATTACCAGTGCAGTATCCAACGCAGTAGATTCAACAGGCTACGGTTCAGGTACTGATTCGGTCCTCTCACCAGCAATTCAAGCAATTTGGTCAAAAGAGATTTTGTTCCAAGCAATGCCTGTTCTTCGTTTTGAACAGTTCGCAGTAAAGAAGACAGAACTTGGCGTAATGCCTGGTTTGACAGTCAACTTTATGCGTTACACCAACCTCACAACTGACGACTACACAGGCGCAGAATTGGTTGAAGGCGTTCGCATGGAGCCAAGTGCTCTCTCGGCAAGTCAGATTCAAATCACCGTAAAGGAACAAGGCAAGTCAGTTGCTGTCACCGAGTTGTTGCTTAACGCAGCATTTGATGACGTAATGGCATCAGCCTCGCGTCTTCTTGGTCGTCACATGGCACAATCCATGGACATTCAAGCACGTAACACGCTTTACAGCGCAGGTGTTCCGTTTGGTGGTGGCGCAGCAGTTGCTCCAAGCGTAGTGTTTGGTCGCAACACCAACGGTTCAACACGTGGTTCAATTGCTCCTTACGAGTACTCATCGGCTGGGTCGGCTTCGGCTCCTGGCTACCTCTCACCTGCAACTATCAAGGACGCAGTTGAAGTACTTGCTGGTCAGAACATCCCACGTCTTGGCGACACATACGTGTGCTTCGTTCACCCATCACAAAGCCGTTCGCTTCGTGACTGGCCTGAATTTATTGAAGTCACTAAGTACGCTGCTCCAGGCAACTTCATGCTTGGTGAAATTGGTCGTCTCTACGACGTTGTGTTCATTGAAACAACACAAGTGCTTCAAGGTCAAGCATCTACAGATGTTGTAGACCTTAGCCCAGGTGTTTCAGGAAACTTGGACCCAATTTCAACATCGTACAACGCGATGATGATTGGTGACAACGCATTTGGTCAAGCAATTGCTTTGCCAGTTGAGTTGCGAGATGGTGGCGTCATTGACTTTGGTCGTGAGCATGGTCTTGCTTGGTACGCAATCTGGGGCTTTGGTGTAATTACACACGAGTCACGAGTGCTTATCAACACAAAGGGTGGCGCAATCGGCGCTTCCTGATAGTCGCAAGTAATTAGTTAAAGGGCCAGTGGGATGTACCTACTGGCCCTTTATACTTGTAAGTGTTCAATCACAAGGAGAAAACATGGCACGTAAAAACATAACAACCGCTACACAACAATTTGCTGAAGAAGCAGAAAATGTTGAAATTGAGGTTGCAATTCCTGTTCCAGAAAAAGGTAGCAATCTAATTCAAGCCCGTATCAAGGGAACTTGGAAAATGTACTGGGGTCAAGAAGTGTATAATTTTGTAGATGGAAAACGATTCAATATCTCAAAAGATTTGTATGACTACTTGCGTAAGAGTGGAAATATTTACGACACACTGTAAAGGATACTAATGGCGGGTTTTACAATCCCCAATGCACCAGATACCGATAAATCAACACTGGACCAATCAGAGCCAGACCGCGTTGATTTTGAGATTTTAGGCAATCGCAGAAAAGGCGTTGTTTCTGGGGCTGCAGTAACGGTTGTTTCTGGAAATATAGTTGCAGTTGCTTCTGGCAGTATTGCATACGAGGGAACTGATTATTCTCTTTCTTCTAATGGTTCATATTCACTATCAAGCGCTCCTTCTTCTGGAAACCGTTTTGATTTGGTTGTGGCTCGGTATGATTCTGCTGCGGTAACTATTCAAACAATTACAGGCACTGCTAGTTCTACAAACCCAGTGTTTCCAACATTACCTGCTGCGGATATAGTTCTTGCTGCAATTTTGCGTCGTGCTAATGAATCAATTGTTGCAAATGACATTATTGACAAACGGGCTTTTTGTTTAGCATCTACTCCATCAACTATTACTTTAGGCACAAATACAACTGGTGATTATGTAGCGTCACTTGTTGCTGGAACTGGTATTACATTAACTAATAATAGCGGTGAAGGTGCTACACCTACAATTGCAGTAAGCAGTGTTCCATTATCTGGTGATGATGACCAAATTGTTCTTGGTTCACGTGTGTTTGGTTAACGGTCAATATGACCGAAAGGCCAATACCTAAACCGACTGGAACTGTACAAGACGCAACTCGTATTCGCAGAATGATGGTGCATCGTCAAAGAGAAGCATATCCAGCAATTAACTCTCCAGACCAAGACACTGTTCCTGGTGCAGATTCGGCGGATGAATAGACATGGCTCAGTACAGCGACACTCTTGTTACTGAAATTTCAGAAATTGCGCGTACTTTTTTACGCGATTTTCCTAAGTTTTTTCAAACTTCTTTTGAAGCAACTACTCGCACTTATGAATTAGGTCATCCAAACATTGATGTAGATAGTTTATACATTGCAACACACGCATCTGGTGCAAGCACCCCTACAGTCTTGGCTTCAAGTGGGTATTCACTAGACGCTAGAAATGGAATTTTAAGGCTTGTTTCTACTCCAGCAGCCAACAGTAGTTTGATGGTTGAAGGTTACTACTACGAATGGGTTCACCCAACAGACCTTAAGTTTTACACAAAATATGCAATTGACGAACACGTGTACAACTTGTCTACTCCGTTAGAAAACATGTCTAAAATTGTTATAGACACTATTGGAATTGCCGCAGTTGTTCATTCCTTATGGGCTTTGTTAAGCGAGTACAGCCGAGACATTGACGTAATGACTTCTGAATCTGTTCATATTCCTGGTAGTCAACGTTTTAGAATGGTTCAAAGTCTTCTTGAATATTGGCAGGCGTCTTATGAAAAGAATGCACGTTCACTTAACATCGGTGTTAATCGCATTGAAGTAATGAACCTTAGCCGAATCTCTCGCATAACTAATCGTTATATTCCAATGTATCGTGGTCGTGAACTTGGAGACTACGGTCCAATTGAACGAATCTTTCCAGAACGAGATACAGGAACTATTGAAGTTGAGGATAAAGGCGATGACCTAAGAGAAGATGTGTTCGTAGACACAAACCCTCCTAGCAGCCTATACACCACTGGACAATTTTAATGGATGTCCGAACTGAGTTAGGACTTATCCGAAAACGTTACCGAGAGTATTCTCGGTCTGTTGGTGAATCAATTATTTATTATGAGTTTTTACCATTTGGTAATGCTGCTAGTTCTACTGGTTCTTATTACGATGACGTTTACGACGAAGGCGTACAGGGCACTGGAGGACGTAAATATAAAAACGGTATTATTCTTCCAGTTTTAATGATTACAGAAACTGAAGACCAAAAGCGTTCAATTCCAGAAGGTCGCCAACCAATTGAAGTAGTTAACTTTGTAGCCTCCGTAGAAGATTTTAGGTCTGCTGGAGTGTCTAATGTTTGGGAATACAAAACTCACTTAAATGATTTGTTTACATATGACGGAAGGTACTTTACTGTAACTTCGTACAAAGTTCGTGGTAGAGCAAAAGACGACATTATTATCGTAGTTGAAGGTCTTGAGGTGTATATGAATCAAGAGTTTCCTTTTGACCCTCCTACTACGTTTGTTAATATCAGTAACCTTCCTTGGCCTTCTAGTCTTCCTAGTATCTGATAAACTTGATTTAACTTTAGCAAGCGCTAAAGGGTACAACTGCCTAGAAGAATTGGAGCGCCTTAACAAGCATGTCGTCTGCCGCACGTTCTTCTAGACCATCATTTATTTTAGGTGAGTTTGAAGTTGTGCGGTATGCAGAGTTCTTGGCTAAAAACTATGCTAGTGCTCTGGCTCAGGCTATTAAAGAAAGCACTAAAGAAGAAACGCAAGCGTTAAAAGAACGAGCCAAAAACTCTAAAACTGATTGGTCTAAAGTTTCAGATAGTTTAGAAGTTAATTACAATGAAGGTACTGGAACTATTGATTACGGAATACCTGGCAATGATGAAAAAGCCCGTCTTGCTACAGACCTTGAGTATGGTGTTCCTACAAAAGTTGCCCCACAACCGTTGCTTCGCTCACAGGTTTTAGGCAATCAAACAGAACTTAGCAATAAAATTGCTAACAAAGTTCACGCTAAATTAACGGCAAAATACCGATGAGCAGAGTTGGCTTTCTTCTTGCTGAGGATGAGGCTCTTAAGAACTTGTTTGCAGGTATGACTGTGCCTGACGATAGAAATAATGAACGCCCAGTAGAAGTCTTTTTTAGATATCCAGAAGGTGAAACAGAGCGTTCGTATCCATTTATTACTTTAGAACACATTGACATTATCCATGCTAGAAATAGGCAACATTCTGAATCGGATATTTACTATAGGACTGGTGCAGGTGCCGCACCTGTTATTCCAGCAAACTCTGCAAATCGCATGGATTATTGGCCTAGCGTATCTACTAACTTTAACTTTAAAACAAACAAAAATAGTTACGCTTATTTAGAGGCTAACGAACACGTTCCTGTTGATTTGTTGTATCAGATATCTACCTTTACACGAACAGCCTTGCATGATAGGTATTTAACTGCAAAAATGCTTACTGAAATCTTTCCTTGGAGAAAAGGTTTTATTGATATTAGCGCAGACGGAACCATTAGGCGTTTAGACCTATTGGACTGGACCACAGCAGACCTTCTTGACCCAGAGGCTGGCTATCGCAAACGTATTTTCCGAAAAGTTTACACCGTACAAATGACCGCCGAGATTCCATC